CTGTTAAGGTGGGCTATCTGGATGGCTACTTTGTGTTCAACGAGCCAAACAGTTCCCGTGTTTGGGTGACCGCGCTTCTTGACGGCCTGTCGGTTGACCCGCTGGACTTTGCCAGCGCTGAAGGCGATCCAGACGGCTTGGTGTCGCTGATTGTGGACCACCGGGAAGCGTGGCTGTTTGGCTCCAACTCAGTCGAGGTCTGGTATGACGCAGGTCTGCCCGACTTCCCATTGCAGCGCATCCAAGGCGCTTTTAACGAGATTGGCTGCGCGGCTGCGTACTCGGTCGCCAAACTCGACAACGGCTTGTTTTGGCTGGGTGCTGACGCCCGTGGGCGGGGTATTGTCTACCGGGCTAACGGCTACACCGGCCAGCGCATCTCCACGCACGCAATCGAGTGGCAGATTCAGCAGTATGGCGACATTTCGGACGCTATCGGGTACACCTACCAGCAAGACGGCCACGCCTTCTATGTGCTGATTTTCCCAACCGCCCAGACCACTTGGGTCTACGATGTGGCAACACAGGCTTGGCACGAGCGTGCTGGTTGGGACAACGGTAACTTTGTGCGTCACCGCTCCAACTGCCAAGTGGTCTACAACGATGAAATCATTGTGGGCGACTTTGAAAACGGCAACATTTACGCTTTTGACTTGGAAGAATACGCCGACAACGGCGACATTCAAAAGTGGCTGCGCTCGTGGCGAGCGCTGCCCACAGGCACCAACAACCTCAAGCGAACCACGCAGCACAGCTTGCAGATTGACTGCGAGACTGGCGTTGGCATAAACAACGGTCAAGGCTCTGACCCCCAAATGATGTTGCGCTGGTCAGATGACGGTGGACACACATGGTCCAACGAGCATTGGATGTCAATGGGTAAGGTAGGTGAGTATTACCGCCGAGCCATCTACCGTCGGCTTGGAATGACATTGAAGCTGCGCGACCGTGTTTACGAAGTTTCGGGCACAGACCCCGTGAAAATCGCTATCATGGGCGCTCAACTCATTGTGACTCCGACCAATGCCTGAGCAACTTAATATCACCAACATCCCCTCGAACCGGGTCAATTTTATTGATCCGCGCACGGGGTTGATGTCGCGCGAGTGGTATAGGTTTTTTCTGAACTTGTTTAACTTGACCGGCGGCGGTGGTAACCAAACCTCGTTGGATGATTTGCAAGTCGGACCTCCTACTGGTAGCGGAGGCGATGGCGGCGGTGGTGGTACTGTGACGTCGGTAGACATGACGGTGCCTACCGGGCTGTCAGTTTCCGGCAACCCCATCACCACATCAGGCACACTTGCTGTCACATACACCGCAGGGTATGCCATCCCGACAACGGCCAAACAAACCCAGTGGGATACTGCATACGCCGACCGGCTAAAGTGGGACGGCGGGGCAACTGATTTGGTGGCCGCAACTGGCCGCACATCGCTTGGGGCCACAACTGTCGGCGGCAACTTTTTTACGCTGACCAACCCCAGCGCAATCACGTTTGTCCAGATCAACGCCGACAACACCATCACCACGATGGACGCACCTACGTTCCGCACTGCCATCGGCGCAGGCACTGGTGGTGGTTCGGTCACATCGGTTTCAGGCACTGGCACGGTTAGCGGGTTAACCCTAACAGGCACTGTGACCACCTCGGGCAGTTTGACGCTGGGCGGCACTCTGGCTGTCACCCCCTCAGACTTTGCATCCCAGACTGCCAACACATTCTTAGCCGCGCCCAACGGCTCGGCAGGCACACCCACATTCCGTGGCATCGTGGCCGCAGACATCCCCGCACTCAGTTACGTCAGCTCGGTGGGCGTCACTGCTCCGCTTGCCACTACGGGAGGGTTAACCCCTACCCTCAGTATGCCGGTTGCCACATCGAGTGCCAACGGCTACCTGTCCAGCACCGACTGGTCCACGTTCAACGCAAAACAGCCTGCCGGGTCGTACTTGACCTCCGTGGCCGTGACGTCGGCTAACGGGTTTGCTGGCACATCGAGTGGTGGCACAACACCCTCGTTAACCCTTACGACCACCCTGACCGGGCTGCTCAAGGGCAACGGCACGGCCATGTCTGCGGCCACCGCTGGCACTGACTACTCGGCTGGCACCAGCGCCCTGACAACCGGCATCCTGAAGTCCACCACGGGCACCGGCGCGTTGACGATTGCAGTCGCGGCTGACTTCCCCACTTTGAACCAGAACACCACAGGCACCGCTGCCAACGTCACGGGCACCGTGGCGATTGCCAACGGCGGCACCGGTCAGACCAGCCAGACGGCAGCGTTTGACGCGCTGGCACCCACAACGACCAAGGGCGACCTGATTGTCAGCAATGGTACGGATAACATCCGGCTGGCCGTGGGCACAGATGCCTATGTGCTGACTGCCGACTCGACTGCTGCGTCAGGCGTTAAGTGGGCCGCTGGTGGCAGCAGCAACATCACAGCGCAAGGTTTGTGGGAAAATAACGCATCCATCACAAGCAATTACTCGGTCACATCCGGCAACAATGCGATGTCCGCTGGCCCAATCTCCGTGGCGTCGGGCGTTGTCGTCACTGTGCCGTCCGGCTCGGCATGGGTCATTGTGTAAGGAACCAACATGACAGTCACAGCACGAAATCTGGTCCCCGCCAAACTGGTTGAAGACACGCAGACCACGCAATACATCGTGGGCAGCAACGTCACGGCCACCATCATCGACAAGTTCACGGCCACCAATATCAGTGGCAGCACGGCCACAATCAGTGTAAACTTGGTCACAGGCTCGGATACGCCCGGTGACAGAAACTTGATCACCAAGACCAAAATCTTGACGGCTTCCGAGGTGTACACATTTCCTGAACTGGTGGGGCAAATTATGCCAAGCACGTCGTACATTTCGACCATCGCCAGCGCACCCAGCGCGATCAACATGCGCGTTTCTGGCCGTGAGGTGACTTGATGCAACTTGCGGAAATCAATAATTTTGACATTGCAACTGTCACACCTGACAAGGTAGTGGCTTTGCAAAATGAATTGTTGAAAATGCCGCAAGCCAACATTGTCACCGAGCACATTTTTACGCCGGGTAAGTACGAGCGCAAAATCACCATCCCTGCGTGGACAGTTTTAACTGGCGCTGAACACAAAACCCCCTATCGCGTTCGCCTAGAAAAAGGCACAATTGCGGTTAATACGGATGACGGCGTGAAAGTTCTGACTGCGCCATTCGAGTTTGACGCAAGCGCTGGAATGCAACGCGCTGGCCGAGTGTTTGAAGATGAAGTTGTCTGGGTGGACATTTACGACAACCCAGACGACTGCACTGATTTGGCAGTTCTTGAAGATCGGCTGTACGTGGTGCCCGGTTGCGGCCTTGCTGACAGCCGGACAGATGTGCAAAAAGCACAAATTGATTACGGGGCTTTTTTGCACCAGATCGGCATGACTCAGGATGAAATGGACGCAGTTGTCCATATTGAGTCAGATTTGATGGAAATGCCCGAGGGTGTTGACGTGCAGTTGCGCGATTCGCCGATACACGGTAAGGGGTTGTTTGCCACCCGTGATTTTGAGGCAGGGGAAGTTGTTTGCCCCGGCAGGCTGAATGGTAAAAGAACGCCCGGTGGGCGGTTTATAAATCACTCGGTCTATTGCAACGTCAAGCCTGAAAAAGTGGGTGATGACATTTATGCCGTCGCTACACGTAAAATACACGTTAACGACGAATTGTTAGTTGATTACAGAGCGTCAATGCGGGTCAATTTTGGCCTCGTGTTACAAGGAGAATTGCCATGTCTGGATGGGTAGCTGGAGCCACGGTTCTTGGTGCGGTAGTTGGCGCCAACGCCTCAAATAAAGCCGCAAGCACGCAAGCAGCCGCTGCAACGCAATCTGCCGATACATCAAAGCAGATTTCTGATCAGCAGATTGCTTTGCAGCGCGAGCAGTTCAATGCTCAAAAAGCGCTTGAGCGTGAGCAGTTTGAGTACCAAAAATCACTGCAAAAACCTTTTCAGGAAGCCGGTGTCAATGCTTTGAGTCAAATGCGAAGTGGTGCTTTTGCACAACCTGCTGCATTTAAGTTTGGCGCAAGCGATTACCAAGCTGACCCCGGCTATGCGTTTCGATTGGCCGAAGGGCAAAAAGCGCTTGATCGTCAAGCTGCGGCTCGTGGTGGTTTGATCTCAGGCGGTGCTTTGAAAGCCGCGCAGCGGTACGGTCAAGAGATGGGATCGCAAGAGTTTCAAAACGCCTACAACCGCGCTTTGACTGGCTACAACACCGACGTGGCTCGGTCCGATACGGGTTACAACCGCCTTGCCTCTATGGCGGGTATAGGCCAAACTGCCACCGATAAGATTGGCGCAGCGGGGCAGTCTATGGTGGGTGGCATCGGCGCGGCGGGTCAGAATATGACCTCGGGCATTTCTGGCTCATTGGGCGCGTATGGCAACGCTGCAAGCGATGCGTATATGGGCGCAGCTAATGCTCGCGCGTCCGGTTATGTGGGCACGGCCAATGCTGTTAACCAAGGTTTGGGCACATACCTGAATTACACTCAGAACCAAAGCCTACTGAACCGGTTGGCAAGTGGCGGCGCTCGCTCTACAGGTATTGGCATGACAAATTCGCCATACGATTTTTCTGGTATTTCTGAATACGGTTGAGGAATAAACATGCCTATCAATTCCAATATCGCGCTGGGCGTTCAACCAATTCAGTTGAACGACCCATTGGCGTCATACGCCAAGGTTGCCGCCATTCAAGGTGCCCAGCAGCAAAATCGTCTTGCTGATATGCAGATGCAAGAGTACGAGCGTGCGCGCGCCGAAGAAGAACAACTGCGAAATTATTTGGCGGGCGCCGACTTTAGCAAGCCCGAGGCTCGCGCAGGGTTGACTAAGTTTGGCAAAACAGGTTTGGCTTACGGCAAAGCACTGACCGAGCAAGACACTGCCAAACTGGCGCAGCAAGAAACTGCGTTCAAGGTTCAGAAGGCCAAAAAAGATTTCATCTCCCAAGCACAACGGGACACCAGCCAAAACCCCTCGGACGCCAATATTACGGCGTTCAAAGAAGACTTGATGGCAAACCCGCTGTTCAGCGAAACTGAGAAAGCACAAATGGCTGCTGGCGCAGACCGCATTTTGGCAATGCCTGTGGAACAGCGCAGAGCATTTATGGCAAGCCAAGGTGCCAGCGCCAGCGAACTCAAGCCTGTATTGACACCTCAGACTCTTGGCGGCACTGCTCAAGTTCTTCAGACACCTGCGTTTGGTGGTACTGCTAGTGTGGTGCCGGGCAGCGTTGGCGCGGTCACGCAAACACCTGCTCAGATCGAGCAGGCCAAACGCGACCAACAACGTCTTGGACTTGAGGGTCAACGTGTCGCCCTTGAGGGCGAGCGTGTTAGGCTTGCTAAAGAAGAATCCGATCGCAAGAGGGCTGGCTTGGACGCACTGCCACCCAAAGAAATCCAAAAGCGTGAGGCTGCGTTCCCGCAAGCCACATCGGTCATCAAAGGCTTTGAATCCAAATCCGACTCGTTTGTCAAAGACCTCAAGGCGTTGCGCGACCACCCCGGCTTGTCACAAATCACCGGCCTGATTGCTGGTCGAGCACCTGCGCTTACAGCCGATGGCCGCGCCGCACAGGCGCTGTACGACAAAGTGGTTGCTAAGGGTGGCTTTCAAGCCCTGCAAGACCTTCGTGACGCATCCAAGACTGGCGGCGCGTTGGGTAACGTGTCGAACCAAGAAGGTAAACAGCTTACCGCGTCGTTTGCCGCTATCGACCGCCGTCAAGATGCCAGAGATGTTCAAGCAGCAATTGACGACGCTATCGGCAGCGTCGAAGGTGCCAAGACTCGTATGCGTGAGGCGTATGATTCGACCTACTCGTACAAAGCTGGCAGCACACCCGCTGCCGATCCTTTGGGGATTCGATAATGGCAACAATCGCTGAAGTCCGCGCTAAGTTTCCGCAGTACGCTGACATGCCGGATGCGGCGCTGGCTGATGCGTTACACAAAAAATTTTACGCTGACATCCCCCGCGCAGAGTTTGACGCAAAGATTGGGCTGACCCCTGCTGCGCCAGCAGCACCTTCAGCGCCAGCCGCTGCCGCACCTGCACAACCCACAATGGTTGAAAAGGCATACAAGGCAGTCCGTCCTTTTGCAGCGCCGCTTGTGGAAGCTGGCGGTGCGATTGTTGGCGGTCTTGTCGGCACTCCAATGGGACCACTTGGCACTGTGGGCGGCGCAGGTCTTGGCTACGGTATCGCCAAAGAAGCACTTGAGCTGGGCGACATATATCTGGGCGGCAAAGCCCCTCGACAAGGCGCAGCGCAAGTCGTTGAACCTGTGCGTAACGTCATCGAAGGCTCCACAATGGAGATGGGCGGTCAGGCACTTGGCAAAGCTGTGGGCTACGTCGGCGGCAAAGTCGCAGACTTTCGACAAGTACCCACGCAAAAAGCCGCAGCAATTGCTCAGAAAGCCTTGGGCGATGATCTGCCGACTGTGCTCAACGCGCTGCGGAATGCGCCAGCAAACGCCAGTGTTGCTGATGTGACGGCCAAAATTGAAAACCCCGGCTGGCAGGCTTTGATCAAAAACGCGCTGGAGAAAGACCCCCAGTTTGTTCGTAAGGCACGTTTGATGAGCGAGAATGAATCGCTCAACGCGCTGGCTAAGTTGGCGGGGGGTACCACCGCCACAGAAACCCGTGCGGCTGGCGAGGCAGCTAAAAACATGCTGAACACCGTCACTGGCCCGATGCGTGAGACTGCGATCAAACGCGCCAATTTGGGCCAGTTTGTGGCTGATGATGCTGCGCTGCGTCAAGCCAACGACTTGGCCGTGTTGACCGGCAGCGGCTCAAAGATTGACCCTAAGCAGTTTGTGGCCCAAGCCGCAGGCGCAGAAAAAGCGCTGCGGTCTGTCGGCATCAAACCGTTGGAAAGCGAATCCATCATTCGCAGTATCGCCGCAACGGCTGATAACCCTGCTTTTGCGGGCAACGATTTGATCAGCGGCGCGGTTAAGAACGTGGCTGACGACATTGCCAAGTGGACCAATCAGGGCGGCGTGATCGACGCGAACGCTTTGGAAGCCATCCGCAAGAACTCGGTCAACGCCGCTATCGCTCAACTGCGCCCCGGCTCAGACGCAACTGCCCAGCGTAACCTTGCCGCTGGCGTGATGTCAAAAATCAAACCGCTCATCGACGACGCCATTGAAGGCGCCGGGGGTGCTGGTTGGCGCGATTACTTGACCAAGCATTCCGAAGGTATGCGTAAGATCGCCGAGAAAAAACTGAGCGGCGAAGCCCTGCGTCTGTGGAAGTCCGACAAAGACGCGTTTGTGCGTCTGGTGCAAAACGAGTCGCCTGACGTTGTGGAAAAGTTCCTCGGCCCCGGCAACTACAACATCGCTACCGAGTTGGCCGACAGCACTATGGCTGTTCTGCAAAAACAAGCTGAGAAACGGCTCACAGAGCTGTCGGTCAAAGAGCAGGTCACCGAAGGCGGCGCAGCACTCGCGCAGTTGCTCAAGCAAGAAACCTCACGGTTCCGCTTCCCCTCGTTCTTGAACTTCTGGGCGTCTGCTGGTAACAAGACACTGAGCGAACTCGAACAACGCCTTGGCAATAAAACAATGGAGCAGTTGACAAAGGCCATGAAAACGCCCGAGGGTGCGGCTGATCTGCTCAAGACGTTGCCTGCGGCAGAGCGCAACCAAGTGCTGCAAATTCTGTCTGATCCATCGACGCTGAGTAAGGGGTCAAGCATGTATCCGTCTTCCGGCAAATTTACCCTCGGTCAAGATGCGGTAAAAGCTGGAAAAGCGGCGCAAGCTATTCGTACAGGTGCCAGCGTAAACATGCTGGGTTCCTCCAACGAAAACCAAAACGCACTCGCCAAGTAACCCGGCAGCAGTTAGAATCCACCAAGGACTAAGACATGGCTTCACTATCCCCATCCCCCAAACTTCAGTTCTTCGGGACTGACGGCCTTCCATTGGTCGGTGGCAAGTTGTTCACCTACGCTGCGGGTACCACTACCCCCATCGCCACGTACACCGACAACACCCAGTCGAGCCAAAACACCAACCCGATCATCTTGGACTCAGCAGGCCAAGCCGGTGTCTGGTTGGCCGATACGACCACCTACAAGTACGTCCTCAAAGACGCAGACGATGTGGTGCTGTTCACCGTGGACTATGTGTCCGTGCCGCTGACCACCGCTTCGTTTGCCACACCCCCACCCATCGGTAACGACATCCCCAACGAGGGCACGTTTACCGACTTGTATGTCACCGATCTGTTGACCCTTGAGTCCACAGGCGCTGCGATCTTGAACGTGGGCACCACAGCCGAGCGCCCCGCCAGCCCCGAAGAAGGCATGGTTCGCTACAATAGCACCACGACCAAGTTCGAGGGCTACAACGGCGCTTGGGGTGCCTTGGGCGGCGGTGCGACAGGCGGCGGCTCTGATGCGGTGTTTTTTGAGAACAGTCAGTTTGTGACTATGGACTACACCATCCCATCGACCGTGAACGCAGGTACTTTTGGACCGATCACCATCAATGGCAGTGTCACCGTCACCGTGTCAGACCCCAGCGTCTGGACCATCGTTTAAGGAGCCGTCATGGGCGTTAAATTAGTTTCCTCCAGCGGCGGCAGCGTTGAGATCGTTGCCCCTGTCACAGCCTCGACCTACACGCAGACCCTGCCTGCGAACAACGGCACGATCCTCACAACTGCAACAGCAGGTATTCCGATCAGCGGCCCTGCGTTTAGTGCTTATGCTTCAGCCGGCACGAGCATGTCAAACAACACATACACAAAAATTCAATTTCAAACAGAGTTATACGATACAAACAGCAACTTTGATTCAACAACCAATTATCGTTTCCAACCAACAATTGCTGGATATTATGTTGTTTGTGGTGGGTTTGCTATAGGAAGCGCAAACGTTAGCACTGATGTTGTTATTTATAAAAATGGTTCTGGGTTTGTGCGTTTGGCGTTTACCTCCGGTACTGGCTTTGGCAGTGGCTCATATGGCTCCGCTCAACTTTATTTAAATGGTTCGTCTGACTACATTGAAATATATGGAAAACAATTGTCAGGTGGTACTGTTACATCATCCACTGGTACTTTAGATACTGCTTTTTCTGCGGCAATGGTTCGGAGCGCAACATGACCCTCTACGAAAAAATCAAAGCCCTGTACCCTGAACTCACTGACAGTGACTTCATGACCGTCATCCGCTTGCAAAATGACTCGGATGGCAAGGGCGACTACATCGCCGACTGGTCGCACCCCACATTGCCCAAACCCACTCAGGAGCAACTCGCATGATCACGCTCAACGGAACAACTGGTGTTACGTTTCCAGCAGGGGGTCTTGGTAATCCTGCTGGCGCTGTAGTTGGCACAACCGACACACAAACGCTGACCAACAAAACACTGACCAGCCCAACTCTGACCACACCCAACATCGACTCCGCGCAGTTCGCTACGGTGTCGGGTACAGCTCCTATTTACCCCTGCCGAGCATGGGTGAACTTCAACGGCACTGGCACTGTGGCTATTCGTGCCTCGGGTAACGTGTCCAGCATCACGGATAACGGGACTGGCAATTACACGGTGAACTTCACCACGGCAATGCCTGACGCAAACTTTACAACCGTAGTAAGTACGGGTGAACAAGTAAACGCAGCAGATGTAAATCGAGTAGCAGGTGTAAACAATTACGCCACGACGCTTGTACGGGTCAATACGTTTGTCGGAACGACAGCAGCCGCTAGTGATTTTTCTTATGTGGCTGTTGCCTGTTTTCGATAACTCAAAGGAAACAAAATGAACCAACGAATCATTTATCCCACTGACGATGGCGGCGTGGCAATCATTGTTCCCGCACCTGAGTGTGGCCTGACCATCGAAGAAATCGCGGCCAAGGATGTGCCAGAGGGCAAACCCTTCAAAATCGTGGATGTGTCTGACATCCCCGAAGACCGTACATTCCGTAACGCATGGGAATACACAGCATGATCAACGTCAACCTCGAAAAAGCCAAGGTCATTGTGCATGACATTCGCCGTGCCAAGCGCACCGCTGAGTTCTCGCCACTGGACATCAAGGCCACCATCCCATCGGAAGCGGTAGCTGCTGAAGCTGCTCGCCAAGCTGTGCGCGACAAATACGCCGCCATTCAGGCTGACATTGACGCCGCGCCCGGTGTACCTGAACTGAAACTGATTGTGGAGGCCATGTAATGTCAACCTTAAAAGTCAATGCAATCTACGACACCACTGGCGGCAGCAACACCGTGCTGTATGGCGTGGCAGCACCTACGAACTCGATGGGTTTTCGTAACCGCATCATCAACGGCAACATGGTCATTGACCAGAGGAACGCTGGTGCGAGTGTTGCTACTTCTAGCGGAACGTCTGTCTACGGCCTTGACCGCTGGGCTGCCATTTACTCGCAGACCAGCAAGTTCACGATGCAAAGAAACGCAGGTAGCGTCACGCCTCCTGCTGGGTATACCAACTACCTCGGCGTCACATCATCATCTGCCTACACAGTTGGGGCATCTGAGCAGTTCAACATCTACCAAGCCATCGAGGGCTTTAATGCTGCTGATCTTGGGTGGGGCGCGGCTGGTGCGGCAACAATTACCCTGTCTTTCTGGGTGCGCTCCAGTCTTACCGGGACGTTTGGTGGCTGCTTAAACAACGATGGCAAGAGCCGGGCTTATCCGTTCACCTACACCATTTCTGCTGCAAACACTTGGGAGCAAAAGACGCTCACTATTGCTGGCGACACTTCCGGCACTTGGAACACGACTACCGGCGTCGGCATTTACGTGGTTTTTGGCCTAGGTGTCGGCTCAAGCGCAAGCGCAACAGCAGGAAGCTGGACGGGTGCAGGTAGCATCTTCGGAGCCACAGGCGCAACCTCTGTAGTTGGCACATCTGGAGCCACCTTCTACATCACAGGCGTACAGCTTGAAGCTGGTAGTGTTGCTTCACCGTTTGAGCGCAGGGACTACGGGCGTGAGTTGATGATGGCACAACGTTATTTTTGCAAGAGCTATAACGTAGATGTTGCACCAGCAACAGCGACTACAGTTGGCTTTCAAGGTTTTGTTCTTGGAACTGCAACTACAGGAACGCTCAGAGCAACAGTAAAATTTCCTGTATCTATGCGAGCTACGCCAACCGTTTTGGCGTATGACAATTTAGGTGCTTCTGGTGTTGTTTATAAAGGTTCGGCGGGAAAGACTGCTTCTTATTCATATCAAGGAACAGAAGCAACACAAATAGGCTCTTCCGATGCAACATCAGCCACGGAAATTGGTTTTCACTACACTGCCACTGCGGAGCTATAAATGTACAAATTAACCAAATTTGATTCTGTAATTCGCACAACAGATGGCGCTTGCATTCCCTTCGACCCTGCCAACACAGACTACCAAGAGTATCTGAAATGGGTTGAAGCCGGGAACACTCCGCAACCAGCAGACGAGGCAAGCAATGGATAACCAACAACTTTTCAACCTAGTAGTATCGGTTGCAGGGTTTCTTGGGGTATTCGTGTTCCACCAAGTCATGCAGCGCCTGCAACGCTTGGAGGACTTGGTAAACGCCTTGCCTCACGATTATGTGACCAAAGACGACTACCGATCTGACATCAAAGAGATCAAAGAAATCTTAGGCAAGATATTCGACAAACTGGACGGGAAAGCCGACAAATGAAAGACTGGACAATAGCAATTGTTGCTGGCGTCCTTGTCACTTGTCTTTGTATGTGGGTGTCTTTCTCGGTCGTTCCGATGTTGTGGTGGGTGCTTAGATGATCGGCCTTCTTCTTGATCCAGATGCCGCCCTCGATGCGGTCAACAACGCAGTACGTCTGGTCAAGAAGGCCAGCGCCACGGCGCAGAACATCGAGTCGCTGGCGCCCATGCTGGGTAAGTATTTCGACGCCAAGGCCAACGCCATCGCATCGGCTGAAGCTGCCAAGGCTGGCACGTTCGGCGGGTCTTCGATGGGCAAAGCCTTCGAGATCGAGATGGCGATTGACGCCCAGAAAGAGTTTGAGGAAGACCTCAAGCGCCTGTTCTGGAATGCCAACAAGATGGACGTGTGGCAAAAGATCAAGGCCCGTGCCACCGTGATGGAGGCAGAAGCCGCCAAAGCCGCAGGCAAGGCCAAAGAGGAAGCCAGACGCAAGAAGCAAAAGGATCAGGAAGAACTGGAGACAGCGATTGCTGTCATCCTGTCGGTTGTGATCTTTATCATCTTGATGTGGGGCGGCTGGGAACTGTTCGCCTTCTGCCGCAAAAACGGGTGCTGACGATGTGTGGAAGCTCCTCAAATGGTTTGAAGTTGGCACAGACTGGAAGCTCGGCATCGACCGGTTCATCCGGGTCTGCTGCATGGCAATCGCCGCCAACTGGGTGCTCGACATGATGTACGTGCTGCCCGTGGACGACACCAAGTCCATCATCAATTTTGTGAAATCTAACTTAGAGGAATGACATGCTGTCTTTAATTTCTACCCTCGGCGGCTTGCTGATCTCCGGCTTGCCCAAACTGCTGGATTATTTCCAGAGCAAAGCTGACCAAAAGCACGAACTGGCGCTGGCCCAAGTGCAGACCGAGCGCGAACTGGCGCTGGCTGCTGCCGGTTTTGCCGCCCAAGCCAAGATCGAAGAAATCCGCACTGAACAGGTGGCAATGCAGACCAACGCGCAGATTGCCGAGGCAGAAGCTGCGATGACCCAAGGCGCTCAGGAGCACGACAAGGCTGTTTTGGCCAAGGCCTCCACATGGGTTGCCAACTACATCGGCACCGTGCGCCCGACCATCACCTACATCTTTGTGCTGGAGTTGGTCCTGATTAACGGCTGGTTGGCTTGGTATGTCTGGTACAACGAGAAGCTGATCACCAACCTCGAAGACTTGGTGCGGTTCAGCGACATCATCTTCAGCGCCGACGAGATGGCCATGCTGGGCGGCATCATCGGTTTCTGGTTTGGCTCGCGCGGCTGGAGCAAGAAGTGAAGCTCTCCAAAGCTGGCGCAGATTTGATGCACCGCTTTGAGGGGTGCAGAAACAAGCCGTACCTTTGCCCCGCCCATATCTGGACGATCGGGTACGGCCATGTGCTGTATCAGGAGCAGATCAAGCTGCCAATGGCGCGGGTCGAGGGTAAAGAAGTTGCCATGATCCGCAAAGAGATGCCGCTTAAACCGGAGGACAGTCGTGTCTGGAGCAAAGAGGAAATCGAAAAACTATTCGCTGATGACGTCGCGTCTTTTGAACGTGGTGTTCTACGACTTGTTCCCGGCGTTGTTGGCAGGCAAGGCGCTTTTGACGCTCTTGTCTCTATAAGTTTTAACTTTGGGCTAGGCAACCTGCAACGCTCGACCATCCGCATGAAGGCCAACCGGGGTGACTGGGAAGGCGCAGCCGAGGCGTTCATGGCTTGGACCAAGGGTGGCGGCAAAGTGCTGCCGGGTCTTGTCAAGCGCCGTGAAGCCGAGCGTGCGCTGTTCCTGAGTTAATTGGCGTACGCCGCGCAGGCGGCTAGGAACGCCATCCACAGCATCCCCAAGAACGCCATCAACATCCAGTACGCCAGTCGTCTGAGTTGATGGCGCCAGATGCTGGGCGGCAGCGGGTCATCGGACTTTGTGCGTTTGCCAATCTTGGCAACTTGGTCTGTCATTTTCTTCTCCTTGCATCAGGTCGAGGGCAGTTATCTGGTGGCACGACAACACACCAGATGGCGCTGGGCATTCCCGTGCCGCCAAAGTGTGTCCACCTGTCGATGTATGCGTCCGGCATCATCTTGAGGATTCGGCGCACGTTGCCGGGTTCGCGGTTCAGGTTGTTGGCAATCGTGCCCACGTCCATGCCATCCGAGTTGGCTCTGAGCAGTGCGCGAACCGAGTGTGTTGTGTTTGTTCTCATGCAACGATGACCCACTGGGTCTTTGGTTTCTTGTGGTGAACGCCCCACTTGGTGCGGTCTTTGGGATGAGGGCAGTCCTCTGGCACATGCACTGCCACCCACACCTTCTCATACTGACCACGCCCACCCATGCGCCAGCGGTCAACATACACGTCAGGCATGGCCCTCAGCGATGTCCTGACGTTGGCAGGGTGCATGTTCAGAGCCGCAGCAATTTCCAATGGTGACATGCCATTCGGCCTTGTGCGTAGCAGTGTGCGGATTCTTTTCTGACGCACCGGGGTCATTTGATAATCCTCATAAACACGCCGCACTTGACGCACTTGTAGATGGGCTGCCCCTCGACAGGCTCCCAGCGATGCTGGCACTCGCTCATAACCCCATCTCCTTCAATGCCGCTTGCAGTCCAGCCAAGCCGCCGACACGCTGGCCTTCGATAAAAATCTGTGGCATCTGCCGCACTTCAGGGTGAGCCTTGAGCATCTTCTCAAACTCAAACTC